AAGCCAATGTCTGTATCGGAAGCTATGGCCGGTATGCGCAGTGGTCGCAAGCATGGCGGCAAGAACTGGGAAGGCTCCGCCAAGGACGAATCTCAGGACAAAAAGCTTGCTAAAAAATACGGCATGTCGATGGCGGCGTGGGAAAAGTCCAAGATGGACAAGAAGCACGACACCCAGCATTCGACAAAGGGTCTGAATAAGGGTGGCCGCACCGGCAAGAGCCTTGGCGGCGTCCTTGAGGACGTTGGTAAATTTGTTCTTCGCGGCGGCGCTCTTGGCGCTGCTGTAGGAAATAAATCTCCGCTTGGCTTCCTTGGGCCAACGGCCATGCTGGCGGCGCACTTCCTTGACAAAAAGAAGGATGGCGCAGCCACAGGCCCAGCAGTCGCAGGCAAAAAGAATGGTGGCGGTTTGTACGCAAACATTCATGCCAAGCAAGAACGCATCGCAAATGGTTCCAAGGAGCGTATGCGCAAGGTCGGCAGCAAGGGCGCGCCAACGGCAGAAGCGTTCAAGCAATCTGCGCGTACTGCTAAAGCCCGTGGCGGTTACACATCGCTTGATGGCGAAATGCAGACGCAGGAAAAAGTCAGCGGTCGCGTTGCCAAGATGGGCGGCGGCAGCCTTTCTGGCCTTGAAATGAACAGCGGTGGTCGTGCCAAGAAGAAGAAGAACGGCACCGACATCAATATCACGATTATGACTGGCAAGGGGCAGCCGCAAATGGACCCTAATATGCAGCAGCCGCCAATGCCGCAGGGCGTTCCAGTGCAAATGCCGCCTCCGCCACAGCCACAAGCTGGTCCGCCTATGCAAATGCCTCCGCCTCCAATGCAGATGCCTCCTCCCCCAATGGGCGGTCCGGGCGCAGGCCCCGCACCAATGCCTCGCAAGGCTGGTGGTCGCACATACCGTTCTTATAATGATATGGATGCAGGCGCTGGTAGCGGTTTCGGTCGCTTGGAAAAGACGGAGATCCAAAAACGTAAGAGGTAACAGAGTTTGGGCGGCGTTGGTTGGAAGAGCGCCGCCCAATATTTTATTTTATAGGACCTATCGATGAATTTTAATAATCTATTTGAATTTGAGTTGATGAAACTCATTGAGGCGCGCATCGCCACCCTTTCAGAAAACATCACAAACGCACATGCAGTCGTTGATTATTCCGACTACAAATACCAAGTTGGTAGGATTGCTGGCCTTCGCGAGTTCGAAGACCTGCGTGAAGAGGTCAATAAAATTATTTCTGAACGATAATTATGGAGAAAAATTAAATGCCACATATGAATATGACCCATGAAGAAGACCCAAAAGAACTGATTCTTCAGGCATTGGGCGATATTGAAAAGTTCAAAGTGTTCCACAATGAGGTGGTTGTCGCTGTGTATTTGCGTCCAGAAAAGACCAAAAGCGGCATTTACCTGCCGGATCAGCACCGTGACGAAGACCGCCATCAAAGCAAGGTCGGCCTTGTTGTTAAGATGGGATCTGAGGCTTTTGACGATCCAAACGGTAATTGGTTCCGGGGCATGGACGTGAAGCTGCATGATTGGGTTGTTTACCGCCCTTCAGACGGCTGGACTATCACCGTTAACAACGTGCTTTGCCGTGCGTTGAAAGACACAAACATCCGGGGCAGTGTCCCACATCCTGATATGATCTGGTAAGGAGGCGAAAATGTCTATTGAAGATAACGTAGAAGGCCAATTGGAAATTGATCTGGGCGACGATCCCCAGCCAGCAGAAGACATTATTGTCGAAAAATCAGAGGATAAAGCCGCTGATGCTGATCCAGTTGATGACACCCTTGAGGCTCTTAAAGGGCAGTTGGAAACAGAGCGCAAGGCGCGTCAGGAGGCTCAGCGCCGTGCAAGTGAAGCTGAATATTCGGCATATGCCGCGCAAGGCGAAGTGCAGGACACAAGCTTGCATTTGGTGTCAAATGCTATTGATACAGTCCATCAGAACAACAACATCCTTAAAGCAAATTACCGTGACGCTATGTCTATGGGTGATTTTGACACTGCGGCTGATATTCAGTCGGAGATGTCCTCCAACGCAGCTAGGCTTCTTCAGCTTGAACAAGGCAAGCAGGCGCTGGAAAATCAACCTCGCCAGCCAGCCCCAACGCCTTATGTTTCTGACCCTGTTGAGGCTTTAGCATCGCAGCTTTCGCCGCGCTCTGCTGATTGGGTGCGTCGGAATCCACAATTTGCGACTGATCCACGGCTTTACCAAAAGATGCTGGCAGCGCACAATCTAGCCATGGCAGATGACATACCTGCGGATTCAGACGATTATTTTGACGCAATTGAAGATACACTTCGCATGCGCCGTCAGGATAATAACCGTGATTATGACGCCATGGCTGACTCTGCAAAGCCAACGCAGCGCCGCTCAGCACCCCCAGCAGCGCCTGTTTCGCGTAGCGGCGGCGGTGGCGGCAGCAAGCCAAACCGCGTCACGCTCACCGCAGCAGAGCGTGAAATGGCAAGCATGATGGGCATGACGCCTGAAGAATATGGACGCAACAAGCTTACCCTTCAGAAAGAAGGCAAACTTAATTAAATTTGAGGAGTATTATTATGGAAACTATTGCACCAAAAAAACGCGGACGCCCACCAAAGGTTAAAGAAGCCCTTGATCAGGCGGCCCAAAGCGCCGCAGAAGCGGTAAACATAGAAGCCTTGGAAGAGGCATACGAGCCACTTGCCGTTGCCCCAGAGCCAACGCATGCAGATATTACACCAACAATCCGTGAAGATATTCGGGCTCCAATGCGTGAAGAAGATCCCCGCACCCGCGCTGCGCGCCGTGCAGCAGAACTTCGTGATCACCTTGGCGATCTGGATGAAGGCACTGATGACTTTTATATCAACAAGGCCGACATCCCACCGGGCTGGGAATATGAATGGAAGCGCAAGCTTTTGCTGGGTGCTGAAGATCCTGCTTATCAAGTGGCCTTGGCCCGCGCCGGTTGGGAGCCTGTTCCGACTTCGCGTCACCCATCGTACATGCCTAACAGCGGCGATTACCCAACAATTGAACGCAAGGGCATGGTCCTTATGGAGCGTCCGTCGGAAATTTCTGATGAAGCCCGTGCAATTGAATTACGCAAGGCGCGTAATCAGGTCAGGCAAAAGGAAGCCCAGCTAAATTCCGCTGAAGGCGGACAGTTTGAGCGGGCGAATAAAGACCAATCGCTGGTCAATATTCGAAAATCATACGACTCAATTCCAATTCCGCAATAAGCAAATTGGGTAAATCGGGCGGCTATATGCCGCCCTTTTTATTGTATTGTTGACAAACTAACAAAATTAAACGATTAATGCAAAATCTCCCCCGGTGCGGAGGTTCAAAAAACCCAGTCTTAGTCGCCCCGGTGCGCGATGATGGCTTCCTAAAAAGGAGATCCGTCATGGCAAATACTTTTGCGCCTTTCGGTTTTAGCCAGTTAAGTGGAACTGGTTCTGCTCCGACTTACGAGCAGGTTGTGGGCTTTTGCGCTTACAATACCGCTGCTATGTATTTCGGTGATCCAATTTTCCAGAACGCGAATGGTACAGTTTATCCTACCACTCCCGGCGCTGGAATCCTTGCTGGCGTTTTCGTCGGCTGCAAGTATCTTTCAGTTTCGCAGAAGCGTACCGTTTGGTCGAACTTCTGGGGCGCTGCTGACGTTGCTTCGACCAACACTGTTGAAGTTTACTACGTCAATGATCCGAACGCGAAATTCTTGGCTCAGGTTGGTGGTTCGTCTTCAACTGGCCTCGCTGTCACCGACATTGGTGCCAACGTGCAGTTTGCTTACGGAACACCTAACACGATGAGCGGTCTTTCGGGCGCATACATCGACATCACTGTCACACCGACAACGACAGCTACACTGCCTTTCAAGGTAGTTGGCCTCGACACCAACCCTCCGGGTTCGAATGGTGCGGATGCTGGCGCATACAATTATGCAATTGTTGCGTTCAACAACGTATCCACCAAAACCCTAACCGGCATTTAAGGGAGTAAGGTACCATGGCTGTTAATTTATCAGCAATTAAAGACCTTCTGCTCCCCGGCTTGCGGGGCGTAGAAGGCAAGTACGAGATGATCCCATCTCAGTACGACAAGATCTTCACAAAGCATGATTCGAAGCTGGCGCTCGAACGTACCGCTGAAATGCGTTACCTCGGCCTTGCTCAGTTGAAGACTGAGGGCGGTCAAACGTCTTTCGATAACGGCGCTGGTGAGCGTTATGTATACAACCAAGAGCATAACGAAATTGCTCTTGGCTATGCAATCACGCGCAAAGCCATCGACGATAACCTGTACAAGACCCAGTTCCAACCATCGAACCTTGGCTTGATTGAATCATTCCAACAGACCAAGGAAATCTACGGTTCGAACATCTTGAACACGGCAACAACCTACAACGCCAACATTGGCGGTGACGGCGTAGCACTTTGCTCGACTGCTCACCCTATTGATGGTGGTACGGTTGCCAACACGCCGACCACTCAGGTCGATCTAAACGAAGCTACGCTGTTGAATGCAATGATTTCAATCCGCACAAACTTCAAGGATCAAGCTGGCCTGAAGGTCTTCGCCCGTGGCCGTAAGCTTATCGTTCCGCCGCAGCTTGAGCCTGTCGCTATTCGCCTTACCAAGACGGAACTCCGTCCGGGTACAGCAGATAATGATGTGAACGCTATACTCAGCACCAGTGGTGGCCTTCCTGAAGGTTACATGGTCAACGACTTCTTGACGTCGGCCTACGCTTGGTTCCTCCTTACCAACATCGACGGTTTGTCGTACATGGAGCGCGTCAAGTTCGAAACCGACATGCAAGTCGATTTCGTAACCGACAACCTCTTGGTCAAGGGCTATGAGCGTTACAGCTTCGGCTACTACAACTGGCGTTCGATCTTCGGTTCGTTCCCGACTTCGTAATTTAGGAATAGAAAGGAGATAACTCATGTCTATTTCTGCTTTTGCTGGTCCTCTGGTAAGTTTTGGTCAGTCTCTGTATGAGACAACTGATAACAACCCAGAAATCGGTCCGTCTTTGTTTTTTGGTGGCGCGGGGATCTTAGATCCTCGCATCCCATTTTCATACGCGCCCGGTCAAGATTTCGGCGCTACTACTGCTGGGTTTCTTGGTATACAGGACGTGATGTCTTTAAACATTGTGCCCTACACGCTTAATACTTCGGCTCTTGCCGCTTCTGCCAACACGACTGCCAACACGGCAATGACTTTGGCATCTTCTTCTTCGGCCTCAACCGGAGTTGCAGTTGCCCAGAGCATTGTCCGCTCTGACACTGGTGTTGCCGTTACCGGCCTCCTTGGAATTGACGCCTTCACTCAGGTGACAGGCTATATTTCAAATGGCACAAGCGGAACTGCTGGTAACATCCTGATCGTTTCTGCGGCTTCTGCTGGTCCGTTGACAATCGGCATGGTTATTAGCGGTACAGGCATTGCTGCTAACACAACGATCACCGGTTACGGCCCGACTGTTAACGCCACAAACGGCGGTTCTGGTGCCGGCTATACTGGTTCGTACACAGTTAGCGGCGATCCTGTTGCTGCTGGTACAAGCAGTTCGCAGCTTACGATCTCAGCCTCTTTGGGCAACTCAACACTGAACGCTATCGAGGCTGAACGTACTTCGTTTGGCTCTGCTGGCACCATTCAGCTTTGGAACCCAATGGCTTTGACCGCCCGCGCTGTGTCTATCACTACCAGTGTTGCCACTGTCGGCACCACCAACGTCTTTACGGTGGCTGGTTACGACATCTACGGTTACCCAATGTCTGAGGCAATTAGCGTCCCGTCCACTTCGGTTTCGGGCACTACTGTTAACGGCAAAAAAGCGTTTAAGTTTATCACCTCTGTAACTCCGTCCGTAACTGATGCGACCACAGCGTATTCAATTGGAACGACTAATATTATTGGTCTTCCGATTCGTTCGGATTTCTTTGGTACAAGCACGTTTGTGTACCCCGGCACTGGTGCCACAAACTTGGTAACTTCGGTAACTGGCTACACGGCTGCTGTAACTACACTGGCCACAACCACAACGGGTGACGTTCGCGGCACCTATGCACTACAAACGGCTGCTTCCACCGGAACCAACCGTTTAATCGTTCGTCAATCACCTGCGCTTTACAATATCAGTTCCGCAACGGGACTGTTTGGCGTCACACAGGCATAAGGAGGCTAATATGAAAGGTCGTAAATCACGCGCATCTGGTGGCGTAAATGAAATGGCGCAGGATGAAGCACAAAAGAACATGCGCTACACCTATGAGAGCAATGTCAACGAAGCGGCTGAAAAGCGTAAGCGCGGTGGCAAAACTGTCGGTAAAGTCAAAGGCATGGATGCTATGCACCATGCTGGCCGCAAGGCCCGCAAGTCCGGTGGATCTTGCGATAGCGGCAGTCCGTTTTCGTCAGCCCGCGCAGGTACCCCTGCAAAGGGTCGCAATGTCAGCGGTTCGTTAAACTAATCGCTAAGACTTTGTAAAAATAAGGCGGGGGCTTAGCGGCCCCCGTTTTACTATGGAGAGCAAAATGTCTGATACTTGGCAGCGTAAAGAAGGCCAGTCTAAGTCTGGTGGATTGAACGATAAGGGGCGCGCTTCCCTTCGTGCAGAAGGTCACGACATCAAGCGCCCGGTCACCGCTGGTGAAGCGGATCGCAGCCCTGCGGCAGCAGATAGGCGCGACAACTTCCGTTCACGCATGTGCGGAATGAAAGAAAAACTTACATCAGCAAAGACAGCGCATGATCCAAATAGCCGGATCAATTTGGCTCTTAAAAGATGGGACGTGAAGTGCTAGTCTAGCGCTTCAATAAGTGCTATTTAACAACATAGAATTTTAAAAAAGGAAAATTGGCATGGCCACCTTTAATACCACTGGCGTTGTTAACCAATCCATTAGTCGCATTGGCGTCACTGAACCATTTGAACTTCAAGTCTCCCGTGGCCAAATTACAGGTCATGCGGTTGAACTTATTTCCGGAGTCAGCGGCGGCGTAGGTACATCTTACACGACAGTTTGGAACCAAAATACGGTTTATGCGTATCTTTCCACGGCTTCGGTCATGAAGATTTCAAGCAGCAGCGCAAATGACGCCGCTGCTGGCACTGGAGCCCGCACCATTTTAATTGATGGCTTGGATGCCGATTATAACCAGATCAGCGAGACAGTGACGCTCAATGGGCAGACAGCCGTTAATACCGCTAATAGCTACCTTCGCGTTTTTCACATTGCTGTATTAACGGCAGGAACTGGGGAAGCCGCTGCCGGTTCAATATATGCTGGAACAGGAGCGGTAACCTCTGGTGTTCCAGCCGTAATCTACGGCGTTTATGCTACTGCCAATGGCGCAACCGCAGCTATTTGGACTGTCCCTGCCGGATATACAGCATATCTGACAGGGTACGCATCAGGCTATTCAAATGCTTCTGCAACCGCAAATGGAACTATATCTCTTTGCGTAAGGCCGTTCGGATCTGTTTTTGACACTATTTCGCAGCTTCGCGTTTCCAACGGTGTTCAGGGATGGATCGCGTTTCAGTACCCCATCGCTGTCGCTGAAAAGTCTGATATTGAAATTCGCGCTACTTCTTCAGCGGCAAGTTCTGGTGTGACCGCTGAATTCCAACTTGTATATATCAAGAACGAAGGCGCTCTTTAAGGGGTAACGGCATGACCGTAAGCGGCACTTTTAATTACAATCCGTCGCTTGGCGAACTGACGCTGTATGCCTTTAACCTGTGCGGCATTCGCAATACTGCGC